CGTTTCCGCTTACACAGTATCAGGATCAACGATTGTATTTTCAAGTACATTATCCGCAACGGACGTTATAGATTTTATTTTAATTTTAGGAAATGTGTTTGATATTGGTAAACCGACAGATGGTAGTGTGACGAATGCAAGTGTTGCATCCAATGCAGCAATAGCACTATCTAAACTTGCAACAACTGGAACAATGACTTTTGCTTCAACAATAGGTGTTGGAGGTGCAACTCCAGCAGCATCGGGTGCAGGTATCACTTTTCCAGCTTCAGTTTCAGCTTCATCTGATGCAAATACTTTAGATGACTATGAAGAAGGTACTTATACGGTAACAATGACAGATAGTGCTGGAGCTGTAACTATAACATTAAACAGTTCTTATAATGAACTTTCTTATACTAAAATTGGTAGAGTAGTTCATCTTTCAGGTATTTTACTTCCTTCTACAGTTACAGGTACTTGGGGTGCAGGTGAAACAAGAATTTCTTTACCTTTCACTTCAGCAGATTTGCCAGATGCTTCAGGAAGAACAGTTATGCCTATTGGAACTTACAATGTAGATTGGACAGCAGGAACATCTCCTTATTTAGGAGTTCCCGAAGGTTCAACATTTGGTTCAATACAAGTGTCAGGAGATAATGGTGTTGGAGGTGCCGGACAAGTAACAAGTTCATCTCAAATATATATAGGGGGTTGTTATTTTGTATAACAAATAAAAATTATGGCACTAACAGAAAAAATTGAAATAGATAGAATAGAAGTGGTAAACGATTGGAATATTCAAGTTCGTCAAGCTACAACCATTGAAAGAGATGGTGTGTTTGTATCAAAGACATTCCGTAGATGGATATTAACTCCTGATATGGATATAACGAATCAGGAACAAAAAGTTAAAGATATTTGCAATACCGCATGGACAGATGATGTTAAAGCAAGATATAATCAATTTAAAATTGAACAAGCTAATAGATTAACAGGAATATAATATGCCAATTACAAAAGTAAATAGTTTAGGAGTAAGTTTAACTTCCCCAGTAACCTTTCCTGCGGGCACAGCATCTTTACCTTCTATTACAACATCAGGAGATTTAAACACAGGGGCATTTTTCCCGGCTGCAGATACAATAGGATTTACTGAAGGTGGTACAGAACGTATGAGAATAGACTCTAATGGTAATGTAAATATTACTAGTACAAATTCATTTACACTTAATGACGGATCTTTCAAAACTTTTGGTAGTGGCCAAAAAACAGTTAGCACTACAACAACTTTATTAACAATTGACGAACCTGGCGGAGCATACTCTGGCGCTTTAGTTTTAGTAGGTGGTATTAAAAATGATAATGGATCAATAGTGTTTACTGATGTTGTTTCTTTTGGAATTAATGGTTCAGCAACAGTAATTGCTTCAGCTACAGCAAATACCCCAGCAGCAAGAACATATTCAGTTTCTGGTGCTAGTTTAAGAGTTGCGATGGCTGCTAATACTTACCTTGTACAAGCAACAGCAATGCGTCAAGGTTATTCAGGATAAATAAAATGAAAAATTGGAAATCAAAAATTTGTCGAGGTATGGAAGTTGTGGAACAAATTATTTTCACTCGCAAAGAAGTATTAGAAAATGGCACCGTTGTAACAGCAAGTGCAACTTATGTTCCAGGTGGTGATGATGAGTCTCTTTCAAGAGAAGAGTGGTCGCAGGAAAAAATTGATGCTATTGGAGATGCTTTAATTGTTGAATTAGATGAAGAAATTGATGTTCGTAAACAATTATTAAAAGCTAGATTAACAGCTTTAGAGAGTAAGTAACACCTAGCATTTTTTAAGAAAGGTGGTAAAATAACACTATGCCACTAAAAAAGATACCCATTAAATCAGGTTTTAATAAACAAGACACCGCAACTGCTGCAGAAGGCCAGTGGATTGATGGTGATTATGTTCGTTTCCGTTATGGATTTCCTGAAAAAATTGGTGGCTGGTCTCAATTACTAAGTAATAGACTTGCAGGTGCTAGTAGAGAAATTTTAACTTGGGCAGCCATTGACGGCAATCGTTATGCAGCCATTGGAACTAATAAATGTTTATTCATTTATTTTGATGGTGCATTTTATGATATTACTCCACTAGGCACAGCCCTTACATCTTGCACCCTAGCATCAACAACAGGATCTACAACCGTTACCGTTACAAAAAATAATCATGGATTATCTTTTGGAGATTATATTATATTTACCTCTCCTAGTTTAGCAGGTGGTGGTGTTACAACTTTTACTAATGCAAATTTTACAACGAATGTATTTGAAGTTAATAGTGTTCCATCTGTAAATACTTTTACCGTTACCATGCCAGTTACAGAAGCAGGAACCGGTATGTCAGGTGGAGGTTCAACAATTACAACAACTCCATATATAACCATTGGTCCTGCCTATCAAACTATTGGCTATGGCTGGGGAACAGGCGTCTGGGGTTCTTATGTGGGCGGCACGGGCTGGGGATCTTCTACAACAAGTGCAGTTACGTCTCTTACTCCTGGACTTTGGTCTTTTGATAATTTTGGACAAATATTAATTGCAACCGTTAGAAATGGTAAAACGTTTTCATGGAATCCTGGTGCAGTAAGCCCTCTTACAACTCGAGCAACGGTTATAACAAATGCTCCAACTAAATCTATTATGACCATTGTCTCTGACAGAGATAGACATTTATTTGCACTTGGAACAGAAACAACAATTGGTGATCCAACTACACAAGATCCAATGTTTATAAGATTTTCAAACCAAGAAGATTATAATACTTGGAACCCAACTGCAACCAATACTGCAGGTACTTTTAGACTGGATACAGGGAATTACATTGTAGGAGCTATTCAAGGAAAAGATTATATTTTTGTACTAACAAATACTGCGGCCTATGTCATTCAATTTGTAGGACCTCCTTTTGTATTTTCAGTTAGACAAGTTGGAACAAACTGTGGATGTATTGGACAAAATTCAATTATATTTGCTCAAGGTGCTATATTTTGGATGGGTAATTCTGGTGGATTTTTTGTCTATGATGGTACCGTTAAACAATTACCATCACTAGTTGAAGACTATGTATTTACAACGGGGGGAGATAATTTAGGAATTAATTTTGATGCAGCAGATATTGTTTATGGTTCTCACAATAGTTTATTTAATGAAGTCATGTGGTTTTATCCAAAATCTGGTTCAGTTCAAATAGATCGATCAGTTGTATATAATTATTTAGAAAACACTTGGACAACTATGTCATTATCAAGAACTGCTTATGCAGATTCTGATGTTTTTGAATTACCTTATGCAACTAAATATGATTCTACTATGGTGCCAACTTTTCCAGTGATTAATGGAGTTACAAACTTAAATGGTGCATCCATACTTTATGAACATGAAACAGGGGTTAATGATGTAAGTTTAGGTGTAAGTGGAACACAAACAACTGCTGCTATTCCAGCTTTTATTAAATCAGGTGATTTTGATTTAGACATTGAAGGAGATGGTCAGTATTTAATGAAGATAAATAGGTTTATTCCAGACTTTAAAATCCTTACAGGAAATGCTAAAATAACATTATTGTTAAGAGATTATCCATCTCAAATACAAAATAGTCAGATGTTAGGACCTTATACAGTTACTTCATCGACAACTAAAATAGATACAAGAGCAAGAAATAGATTAATGAGTATTAAAGTTGAAAATGAATCCATAAATGAAAATTGGAGATATGGATTATTTAGAGTAGATATTCAACCAGACGGTCGTCGTTAGAATATGGCAAAAATTACAACATATATACCAGAACCCGCTCAACAATATTCGCCAGAGAATCAAAGACAAGTTTTACAAGCATTAGAAACTTTAAAGGATCAATTAAACTTTTCTTTTCAAGAAGATTTAAAACAAGAACTTCAAAGATTTAACTGGTTTAATATGAGGTTTGGCTGCTAATGACTTGTGAAAATATAAATGTTACTACACAACCAGTAAGTATTAATGGAACTAATGTAGATGCATTTGGTAGATTAAGAACATCTCAACCTTATTCATTATTTGATTCTCAAAATAGATATGCGATAGATAATCAATTTGACACTTCTACTGTTACCGGTGGATCTACTACTTATTTAGCAAATGAATCATCTGTTAGATTAGATGTAACAACTGCATCTGGTGCTGAAGTCGTTAGACAATCTTATAGATCAATGCTTTATCAACCTGGTAAAGGTTTACTTGCTCTTATGACATTTGTAATGAATACTGCTAAAGCAAATTTAAGACAAAGGGTTGGTTATTTTGGAACTCAGAATGGTCTTTATTTTGAATTAACAGGAGCATCTCCAGGAACTAAAGCATTTGTTTTAAGAACTTATATTGGTGGATCAGTAGATAATACAACAAGAAGAGTTGAACAAGCTGATTGGAATGGTGATAAATTAGATGGAACTGGACCTAGTGGATTAACATTAGATCTAACAAAACCACAAATTCTGTGGATGGATTTTGAATGGTTGGGTGTTGGTAATGTTAGATGTGGATTTATTATTAATGGATTGTATATAATTTGTCATACTTATCAAACGGCAAACGTTACTGGAACTTCTGTTTATATGACAACTGCAATATTACCTGTAAGATATGAAATAACTAATACTGCAGCAACAGCATCTTCTTCATCATTAAAACAAATATGTTCTTCAGTTATATCAGAAGGTGGATTAGAACCTACCTCAATAAATCATGTTGCACAAAGAACCACTGCATTAACAGGTATTGGAACAACACTAGTACCATTAGTTTCTATTAGACTTGCATCAACTGCATTAGGTGCAATTGTATTACCAAGTTCTATTAAAGTTTTACCAACTAGTGCTGATGATTTTGAAATACAACTTGTTAAAAATGCAACATTAACAGGGTCTTCATATGTTGCTGTACCAAGTGATGCTAATGTTGAATATGATGTTACTGCGACTGCAATGACAGGTGGAACTATTACTCAATTAGATTATGTTGCTTCTTCTGTTTTAGGAAACGTTCCATTAAATGAACCAGGATCATTTAACTGGGATACTCAATTAGGTGCCTCTATTAGTGGAACAAGTGATGTATATACTCTTGGAGCAAGAGTTTTAGCTGGAACAGGAGATATAATTGGATCTTTAAACTTTTTTGATTTAACACAATAATACAATGGCAAATTTTTATAAAAACGCATTCTATGATCCAACAGTGACAACAGCTGTAACTGTATATACATGTCCATCTAATGCAAATGCAATTATTCAAAATATACAAGTAACTAATGAATCTGGATCTAAAATATTAAAAGCATCTATTAATGATGATTCTGTTTCCACAGTTTTTCAAATAGCTTATGCTTCAATATCAGGACCTACCATTTGTAACATTGCAAAAGGACCTGTTATTTTAGAAGAGAATGATACCATAAGACTTGAAAGTTCTAATGTTTCTGGTATAAGTGCTACACTAGCAATACTAGAAATAAATAGAGACGATCAGAATGGACAATAAAGAATATAATATTGAAACTGAAACAGTAACAATAATAAAGAATAAAAAGACAGGGCAAGTTTATAAAAACGAAGAAGAACTTAAAGCTGCAAACGTTGATTCACAAGACATAAGTCGGGATGTTATAGTTAAAGTTACTAATAAAGGATTAGAAATGTTTAAGAAATTTATGAGTGAAAAATGAAACCTAGAGGTGGTACAGAACTACAGTTTGAGTTTTT